TTATATAGCAACCACACCATCACTATCTGTACCTTGGGACGTAGATGGGACGTGAATGCTGAAAGTACTAAAAATCGCGTCCAGTTGTTTCGCATGTTCAGTTAAATGTTTAGGCGCTAAATGCGCGTAGCGCCTGACCATTTCAATTGATTCCCAACCGCCCATTTCCTGCAATGCAGATAATGGCACACCCGATTGTACCAACCAGCTCGCCCAAGTATGCCTTAAGTCGTGGAACCGGAAGTCTTCTATCCCTGCCCTTCTCAATGCCGAATACCACGACCTATTATTATCAACACGCATTTTTCTGATTGCTGGCGTATCCGTTCCATCGTTACGCTTTGCGGGTTCCTTATGCACAAAAACCCATTTATGATGATTTCCAATCTGATCACGAAGAATCTGGCAAGCGGTATCATTCAAGGCAACTCCAATTGCCTTACCTGATTTACTCTCTTCCGGGTTCACCCAGGCTGTTTTTCGTTGCATATCGATTTGTTGCCATTCAAGATTAACGATGTTCGATCTGCGTAACCCTGTAGCCAATGCAAATCTGACAACTGATTTCAGCGGCTCAGGGCATTCCTCTATCAACCTTAACGCTTCATGGTGTTCCAACCATCGAATACGCCTGTTCTTTGGTTGGTTCACTTTTATGATTGGCGCTTTGTCCAGCCATTTCCATTCTCTTTCAGCCGCCCTGAGAATGGACTTTATTAACGCCAAATATGAGGCTTTAGTTGATTGTGAAACAGGCTGAGGAGTATAGATGGGTATATCTTTCCCTTTTTTGATGCAGGCTTCTTTTTGAATCTGCCAGCGTGCCAATGCCAGCCTATTTTGCATTTTACTTACAGCAGCATAAATTTTCGCCGATGTAATATCCTTTAATAAACATCCCGAAAAATGCTCCAACCAGAAACCCATCAAACTCTTGTCTGTATCAAGGGACTTTTTCTCTGATTTCTCCTCTAACCACCTGACACACGCTTCTTCAAATGAAACGTCGGGAAAATCTCCAAATTTATCGACACGCCATAAATCGGCTCTCAACTTGTCATGCAGCTCCTGCGCTTGCCGTTTGTCCTCTGTGCCAAGAGATTGTTTAATTCTCTTGCCGCCCGGGATCGTGATGTCGGCGTACCAAGTCTTGTTTCTGCGGAATATTGACATCTGTTACCTTCCTTAGCGTCAACCGCGCTCACAGATATAGTGTGGATCGGATTATTTAATGCGGCAATGCAATTTTGCCGAGTGATAAGATAAGGGGATTGCTTCTTGGTTGGGTCTTTTCTCGACGCCACCAATCGGCCTGTTCTAATCCATTTTCTCAGTGTTGGTGGTGATATGCCGATGAAACCACATGCCTCATCAAATGTTAGAGGGTATCTATCCATCTTTCATCTCCTTCTGAATCAACCGCACATAGTAAACCAGCACTGATTTAGCGCTGAATCGCATATGGTTGAGTGGTTTAAATTTGAGTGTGTATTTATCGAGAGTTTCGGTGACTGCGGTATCGTCGTATTTGGGTAGGCTCTTGAGTTCTTTGAGGCAATCCCTTGCCACCGTTCTCCTTGCGTTCTCGTATTCGTTAGTCATCGGTGATTTTGACTGTGACGTCCTCTAGTTTTATTCCCTGAAATCCGCTACGCTTTAAAATAGTTTTAATGTCACCACGGATTAATTCTGAATATTCAGACTCAGGAACAGGATAATCACTGTTAACATATTCCAGAGCCTCTGTTTTAGTCATGTCAATTTTTGCTTTCATGCTATTTTCCTCAGTTGTTCGTTGCCGATATTGAATAAATACTCTTTATCGACTGTGGTTATTTTTCTGTGTGGAGTAATAAACGGTCGCCAAATTAAAATCATTGAGCCTTTTGTATTACTCTTACCTTTTATTTTTAAATCTGCTGGAACAAATTGAATCCTGCCACCTGTTATTAACCTGACCTCATCGACACTCTCCATTGCCAATTTAAACCAGCCTACTGAGGTATCGGCGGGGACGAGCATAACGATACTCTGGCATTGCGTCCTGTATTCGATGGCTGCTTTCTTTATCCACGGCGTAATATTGGAGTAAGGCGGATTACACCAAATAGAGCCGTAACTCACCCAATCACATTCCAGTGCATTACCTCGTTCCGTGAGATAATTTGTGCACAGGGTATTTTGAGCATCGGCGGCTGCATCTAAATAAAATCCGAATTCTAAATCGAGTGCCAGAAATAACGGGAGTGGAGTTTGCCAGAGATCGCGCAGTTCTTTCGGAGTATTACTGCCTCCGTGGTCACTCATCGTTTATATTCCTCGCTTTCCGCCTATCCCGTTCATAATCCTCCCCACATTCCCGGCTACAGAATGCGCCGTGTATTGCTGGCTCCGTCTCACACCATCGGCACATGCCGTTGATACTGGTTAATGCTGGTGGTCGGTTCTGGAGTGCATGAGATATATTCAGCTCATTTAATTCATTCGCTGCGTCGATAATATCCATGATGGTTCTCGTTATTTGTTTGGATGGAAATAAAGCGGTCTTGCATATATTGTTTTATCTGCATCAAAATCAAATATGCTTTTTCGTATTTCCCCATCAATTAAATTATAACACGCCACAGGCTCCATATTTTCATATTCAGCGAGTCGTCTTAATATCGTGATATAGGAATCTAAATCTAGCGTTATTTCATTAGCGCCTGCTGATTTTAATTGCTCGGCTGATTCTAATGTTGCGTTTATTTGTTCAATCATATCATTACTCATTTCTGGCTCTCCTTAACTTCAAATCCTTGCTGGGCTATAAAATTCCAACACTCCTCTAATGTTTCATCACGGGCAATCATGCGTTCCTGTATATCAGGGTGATTTCGTTGTTCACTAAATTCTGACATAGTATGAGATTTTGGTAATTCTATTTCGATATTTTCTCGACTTGCTTTCCACCCAGCTTGAAATACCTCCCAATAATTTTGGGCTGACATATTGAAATATGTTCCGTCTCCATCTTTCTCTAACGCATTTTCAAAAAAACGGAATTCAGTTAAAAGAAATTTCTCAAATACCTCTCTGATTGCGTCTTTATTAGTCATTACTATCACCTGTATATTTTATTTTACCTGTTAATATCCCATCAATTAGCGCCCTCATTTCCCAGCACCAATAGAAAGACTCGACGTAAACGGATAATTGTCCGTGATCATGTTGCTTGCGTTTAATAAATATTTCGGCAGCTTCACGGGTTAAATGTGTATTTACGGTTCTGTAGTCGTATTTCCAGTAGAAAATATAAGAATCCTCTAATATGGAAATGATACATATAGCTTTGTCGTGATCATCTAATTCTGACCAGTAAGATAAATATTCCTCTTGGGCGTGTTCAAATATTTTTTCTTTCTGTGTGTCTTCACAACTATCTAATGCCGCCTCAAGAGAGTAATACTCTTCACCATCGGAATATATCCCTATCTCATCATCTTCGTAGCCAACAACTCTAACTCTTTCTCTCACAGTGAATGATGGGTACGCTGTGAAATGACGGTCAATACCTGCTCCCTTGTGTTGATATTCAAGCCGCTTAACAAAGTCATCCCATGTTTCGCGGGACAATTCACCGCCATCTGCTAATGAATTAAATTCAGTATTCACCTAAACCCCCTACATATATTCTCTGCCCGTTCACACATTTCAGTATCAAACCAGCCGAAGTGACATTCGTTGAAACTGATTTCCAGTTGACTTGCTAACCATCTGTACGCGTCCGTGCGCTCCAAATTACGACTCCTGACTACATCATCGAAATACCGATGAGCCGATGCTCTGGCGCTCCGGGTCTTTTTATCTGCCAGTGACCCCATTGGGATATCCGTCCCCGGATGAATGCTGACACGCGCACCACATGTCCAGCAGTGGTATAACCACGGCCAGCGGCTGTCATGGATGCGCCTAAACACATTTAGGTGATGTTCAATCATCACGTGCCTGCCACAATAACGGCAGTGGGTCGGAATGGGGTAGGGGTCATTGACTCTTGCAATCGCTATGGGATTGGGGTTCCATGGGGTGAACTGCATATGTCCTCCCGAATTTGGTCACAATAATCCTCCCGCCGCATAGCAGCGTAGTGATAGGGTTGAGTTAAAATAGGTTTAACTAAAATATTTCGCAGGATTCAGAACAGGAACCGGTATCAAATCGTTTAGCTGCTATCATTTCGTGATAGAGGTTTTGATAATCCTCATTCGAATACATCCGGGCTATTCCATCCAATGACATATTGCCTCGGTACATAATCTCACGCGGGGTTTTTCTGTGACCATCCCGGACATGCCGACCGGTAATGCAGGTCTGTTCAAATACCAGTTTTAATCCCGGTTCATCCTGACAGGATAGCCCTAATTTTTTAGAGCTCTTTTTAATGCAGAACACACAGTTGCCTAAATGCTCTGGGATTAATAAATTGAATGGCTGATCTGCCCACCAATCCAACACGTCCCGTTTATCAACGCCGGAAATATCAGCCAAATAACTCACTGAATCTTTGCGGGTTAATCTCCGTGGCTCGTCTGCTCGAATGCCAATCCATGTGTGGTAATTACCTCGCCCGAAATGGTCATTGCAGTAGGCATTGAATGGCCTCAGTTTCAGGCGGTCAGTACAGAACGACCCTCCGATGTAGGGTGTGCCGTATTTTTTCACCATATCCGTGAACGGTTTTAATACAGGCATCCGCGTTTGAATATCACCCGGTTCCCAGACGATATAACCATTCGATGCACCTAGCTGAGGGTTGATATCAGCCTGTAAAACGACTAACGGAATATCCCAGAATTTCACAACCTCCCTGACAAACCTGTAGGTCGCGGGATGTTCCGCCCCTGTATCCATAAACACATAACGGACATCCTCACCCTGTTTGCGGCGCTGTTCCATCAAATATACGAGGTATGCCGATGTCCTGCCGCCAGAGAATGAGACGACATTTATCATTGTTGTATCCTAGGGGTTATAGGGGTCTATCTGGATTAATTCCAGTTGGAAATTTCTTCTTCGATTAAATCGTCGATTTCTGCATTAATGGCTTCTTCATTGAGGAACAGGCGCGCTTCAGTGATATATTTTTCTCTGTTTTTATTAAAGAAGTCTGAGAATTCAGGTGACCATCCTCCTTCTTTATCACCTTGGAAATCAATCTTTGCATTGTCTTCTGCCATTTCTAGAATCATTGTATCCGCTGTAATAATCCCGCATTTTCGGAAAAATCCCTTTAGATCATGCTTGCGATAGTGGATGGAGATTTTAGAGTCACAAACAGGCTTAAAACGCTGTTTCCATCTCTGAATACAACGCCCATGTAAAGTTTTCATAAGCTATCCTTTGGTTAACTCGCTGAGTTATAGGGTTCTATCTGGATTGCCGAGCACGGTCACTCGGTGTTGGAAGTCGGTGGGGTGATTTAAATCACACAAATAGCACGACCTAGATATATCATTCAAAAGGGAATGTCATCGTCGAAATCCATTGGCGGCTGGCCTTGTGGCTGCCGTGGTGCCTCCAAAAATCCATTCGATTGTTGTCCTGAATAGTGCTGAACGTTTGTTTTGCGCTCGTCTTTATCTTTCAGATTTGCAACCATTTTATCGATAGTGGTAGCGGGTTTACCCTCTACTTTTTCAGCAATGGTCTGGCGAGTATCAGGATAGAACGGGATGCGGATATCCATACCGTAGGTATCATCACCATTATTTTTCGTCCTGAGTATTTTTTGTAATACCAGTCCAACTCGTTTACCCGCGAATTCAGGGGCGATTACATGGCTGGTTGAAATCATATGACTGGTTACCTGACGAACTCCACAGCATCCCATGATGGCCTGCACCATGCTTTGACCAAATGAATTGACTGAACCGTCTTTTTTCTTGCAACAAATGCTCAGATAACTGACCTTTCGCCCGTCATCTGCCTCGCCAGAAAATTCAATAAATTCTGCGCCATGCTGACTCTTAGTTAGTTTTGCCTCACTAATGGTAAGGACATACGCACCACTTTCGTTGATAAAACCACTCTGTCCGGCGTTCATTGCTGATTCTTGGTCATAGGTAAAAATTACGTTGTTCATGCTGCTACCTCATCTGTTGTGCGTGTTTCAATTCCGTAGTACTCGCATATAGCTTCATCTACGGCTTTCAGGTCGTTTTCAATTTCTGAGCTATCAAATAGCCCCATTGGTGATTTAACCGTGTCGAACCCGCTGTTTTGGGTGGTGAAAAGGTATTGTCCATCTTTGACCTGTGTTTTCAGTACGATGGTAAACATGCCTTCGACGGTGATTTTTTCATCTAGCATCCGGCCAATGGTTTTCATCTTCACTTTACCCATCTGCGTTTCTTCCGTGTGAGAGAGGAAATAGATCCGTAAATTGTCTGGCGTTTGCCGTATCGCTGTATCAATTACATTCCATGCGTGAGAGCCAATTTCAGTGAATTTATCGAAGGACTTTTCTTCCGAACGACGCATAAACTCATTTGCCATCAAATATTGAAAATCGTCAATGACGACAATCGACTTTCCATATTTAGCCACTCCCTTGATAACAGCTATGATTTGTTGCCAGCTATCTGTGGAGCAAATAGCGCCAGCAGGGTTGTCTTTATTAAAAGGCGTCCATGCCGCGGAACGAAACGGTAACGGCTTTCTGACTGTTTGGATTAATAACGTTTCTTCCGGTTTGATATTGCGTAAGCTGGTACTTTTCCCTGTGCCAGATTCGCCAAGAATGAGTGTTGCAGTGCCCATGTTAATCTCCTATAAAAAAACCGCCAATTTAGGCGGTCTGTTGGAACGTCATTCGCTTATGAATTTCCCTAACCCGGTCTACATCTCCCTTGCAGTATTCAGCGACAGTAGAGATTTTCCCATCCCGTACAAAATCCCATACCTTACTGCCGTCAATATCTTCTCCAGTCTCAGATCCCTTGAGGGGTAAATCCAGCACACCACAGAGCTTATCCAATGATACAGTTCCGTTATATCCAGCCCATGCAGTCATCGTATCGAATATTGATTTATCCCAATCCCGTGCGCCGAACGGAATAGCGCGAGGTGGTTTCACGCCCAAAACTACTGCTCTCTGGAACAGAAATCGCAAATCAAATGATGTGATGTTATGACCGATAAAACGAGGGGGCATCATTGATGATGGATCGTGTTTTTCTCTGATATAATTGAAAAACTGACTGAGTATATTTTTCTCATCATTGAGATAGCTTTCAGAGTAATATACTGAAACTGGTTCATTATCTACTGCTACACCGATGCAACAAACATGGCCTAACCCACCGTCGAAGCTGGTTTTTTTCCAATTATCCTCACCTACAGTTTCACGATTCTCTGCCATCCATTGATCAATGGATTCTTGCTTTTTGTAGCTGCCCGGAGCTTTGACCTTATCAATAAATTGCTGTTTAACTTGTGGGTTCTGAGATGGAATAGTTTCTATATCTAGGTAAAAATTCATTCTGCCTCCGTTAGGTAAAATCGCCTCTAAAATCCATATCGCTAGCTGACAATCCCTCCCTACCCAACACCTCACTCTGGTATACCAGTTCCCTGTGTTCGGCTATTTGTTCGTCCGTGTATTTGCGTTTTTTCTGCTCTTCCTGAGCAGCATGGGGTTTTTGGTCGAAATGTCTCATGCTGCCTCCTTGCGTTTTGCATCCATGATGTACGCCTCCAGCGCCTCCTCATAATGGTCACGTAACACATCCATGATGTCGCCAAAATCCATTTCTGAGCGGAGGATTATGTCCCGCGGTTTACCCTCTAGCCGCCAATTTTCGTTATCAACGGTGATGGCAATTCCGTTGCGATCTGGCTCACTATAAAAATGACGGTCGTCCAATCTGATTCGTAATCCCATGGTTACCTCCGTAATATTTCATTAGTAGTTTCATGCCGCGATTCCATGCAGCAGAACGGTTTTCACGCACAGCAAACTTCCCCCATGACTGAGCGCGGGTTAAATGTCGTTTGTTCATAATTAATTATCTGGCGATGAGCAGAATAAAAATGACGGCTAGAATTGAGAGAGTGTAATAATAGAAACTATCGGGAATCATTTTGCGGTCAGCGCTATCAACGCCTTGGCGTGCAGTTCGGCGGATTCTCGGTCGAGGTGGATTAGGCCGTTTTGCAACCTGTCTTTATCGTTACCATCCCCATCCCACAAATGGTAATCTGCGTCCGAGGTTCCGTATGTATTTATATCAGGGCAATAATATCTAGTACATTCCTCCAACGGCTCCCTCACTGGCTCTGGAACTTCGATATCCCCGATCTTGATAGTACGGGGTTTTAATCTATAATCAACCTCGGGATGAAATCCAAAATCGTTATCATATTCCAACCAATCATTTCCGTCTCCATATCTGTACTGGAAATACTCCCACGGCTTATCAGTAATATGAGACAATCTGGCGTACTCAGATATTAAATCGGCGTGTATATGTTTAGGCATGGTTATTCTCCTTTAAATTATTTATTTTGATAGTCTCATCCCAGTCTAAGGAATATCCTTTATATCCGGTTGGTGTTATATACATGCCGTCAGGAGGCAACATATGTAATTTTCCTGTTCTTTCCATCCTGCAATCATAAGCGCCATTATTAAATATTTCCTCTACTACTCCTTCATCATCATTAAGCAGGATAACTTTATCCCCAACTTTAAGTTGCGGATAATGGTCTCTTTCAAGTTCTTTCTTTAGTTTATTTAATTCATCCTCCGATATATAATGAACATCTGGGATGTTTGGTATGCTTTGAAACATGAACATTATTTATCCTCCAGTGGCATAGCTCCGTCCTCTGGATAATCAGTACAATAAATTCCTAATTGCTCTATATAAATCCCACCGTCAACCTGAATTGCTAAATTATCGCCGATGGTAAATTCCTGCTCAATTTCACTTCGTTACTGCCATTCGATATCAATTTTATTGTTAGCGTAAATTCGGCCATTATTATTTTCCTATATTCAGGTAATAAAAAGCCCCGCATTGGCGAGGCTGGTGACTTAATAATTGAATCCCATTATATTAAGGATTAAAAATATTAATGCTGTTAATGTTGGTGGAATTAACAATCCTGCCGATATTATTGAAAATAATATTTTCACGACTGTTTTTTTAACTACTTTAAGTGCTAGAAAGCCAAAAAGCAATCCCGCTGGAATAAAAATAAATCCAAGGTGGTATGATATTCCCATATATATAATTATATAAAATTCTATTGGATTTAAATCCATAATCCCCTCATGAATCCATTGTCGAATCCATGAATATATCAGAGTAACTCACCACAGCCCACTCAGAAATGAGCTGTAATTAGTTAATTCATTACTGCCCATTCTCGGGATTTTTTACGATTATGCCACGCTAATTTAGTGTACAGACGATAACCATCTGAACCACGACCATATGACGCAGCCAGAGAGCGGTTATAATTCATTTCATTGTGACATTCGATTGAAAATCTCATTGGTGTAGTCATATTCATACCCTCAGAATTAATATTGTTTATTTGGAATGAGCTGTAATTAGTTTTATTTGATGAAACAAACTTTGACGTAGCACATTGGATATGATGTTAAATTATTTTCAATAACGCATCTTTCCGCTTCCTCCATCGAGTCGAACACATCGGCGAACTTGATATTCTCTGTCGGTACACCTTTGTAATACTCCAATTTTCCAGCTAACACATGAAATAATTTTTTCATATTCATACCCTCAGAATTAATATTGTTTATTAGGATTAGACCCCTAGCACTTGCTTTATGCGGGTTGGCGATTCTTTATGCGTTTCCAAAACCATGTCACAAAAATCGCGTTGTGCGATGTAATATTCGAGCATGTATTTATCCATCAATTCAGGGTCATGAGCCACGGTACGAGGATTGATGCCACGTTCGGTCAAATACAAAATGAACTCGTTGATTTTGTTTTCCATCACACCCTCGCTGTCACCCCACCCGACTCCAGTCTACGGCGGGTTTTGGTTTTGGTTGAATACAGGGCTACGTCACTCATGCAGCAAGAGCCGCTGTTGTCGCTCACATGCTTCTTAAGTCCCACAATAAGACGAGCGTACAATTCATTTTCATCAACGTTTTTGACGACTGAATCTATAATTTTTTCCACCGAGCGAGATTGAAATTTTGACTCCAGCTCCTGACTTTTCTTTGCCAAGAATTTAGCCCGGCGCTCAAAACGACGAGCGGTATAAGCCGTTTGAACTTTTACTTTAACCGGGGTTTTCTTATCGCTGCCTTTCTTAATGGAAAGGATAGAGCGATCTGTATTAGCCATATTCGCCTCCATAAGTAAGTTTTGGTGGTGTAGTTATTCACCTTATCTTCACTACACCCCAAAACCTACTCAGTGGGGTTGATTCAAGAATGCCTGAATCTTTCCAGATTTTTAAAAGAGCGGTACTTCTGAAACTTGGTATTACTGATTATCGAATCATCCAGTCATTCATATGCCACTGGCGGCTACTTCGTGGGCGTCCTGCCTGTTCGATGATTAGAATATACAAGTATTACTTTATAAAAACAAGTATTACTTGTCTTTACGGGTAAGGAAAATGCCAGAGTTCTTTATATTCTCTTGTTTTTAAAGCAGATTAATTTTTATTAATTGTTGTAAATGTGAGCAAGATGGCGTTTGAATGGGAAGTTTTGGGGATAAAATGGAAAGCCACCATAATGGTGGCTATTATGATTATTGGGTTTTCTTTCTAAAATTATCGTTATTTTTTACGAATTCAAACGCATCAAGGATGATGCCTGTAATCCTCAAAATATCTTCTGGGGCTTCTATAAATATTCGTGAATTGTTGGCTGATAGCCCAGCTCTATTGACTTCATTCAATAGTATATCAGTGAGTTCAATTGGGATCTGGATATAGGATTTGTTCTTCTTATCAAAGTATCTCACTAACCATCTGTTTGATTTTCCTTGATAAAGAACACCAAAATAAGATTCTGTATCCTTGTATTGCAAATCACCGTCGTCTCCGACGATTGACTTCACTCTTTCAAATAACGTTAGCTCATTTTTAGTAGTGATGATGTTGGGATTGTCTGGATCGACTATGTCTTCAAACTCTTTCGGGCTTTCTTGATGTACTATTTCCTCTTGAGTTCCATCAATTGGGGTGAATTTATTCGAAAGACCGGAAACTACCATTGCACTAACAGACTTTTCGACAGCCTGCTTCACTAACGGTGTGATTGATTCAATGAAGCGTTGATTTAATTGGCGCTCAACATTAGAGCGACTGGCAACATATCGTACAAATTCACTATCAATATCCCTCAAACTAGCACTGATTGTTTTAGTAAATGCGGATAGATAAACGCTTTCTTCTGCTAGCGTCCTTAGCGCCTCTGGTTTGAATTTATCGTGTCTAAAGCGGAAAAGTTGGCTAGCGTCCGCATCACTAACCTCATCCATTTTAATACGCAAAAACGGCGCAGGATCCATGACATTTTTTTGTTTTAAATCAGTAAAGAAGCGCCACTCCAATCCATTTGTAATGGCCGATATGGTAACTTCTGGAGTCGAGTTAAAGTATCTGGACAATTGAGGGCAATGGTTATCCAGCTTCTCGCTGTATCCTTTTGCCTCGATAAACATCACGGGAACCCCTTGGCAAAATAAGGCATAATCAACGCGCTCATTTGCCTTAACACCAGGGAAATCAGCTCCGTATTCTGCTTTAACCTTTTGCGGATCATACGGGCTAAATCCAAGAATATCCAAAAAAGGCAGTATTAGTGCCTGCTTAGTTGTTTCTTCTGTGGTGCAGTGTTGACCTACGTTATTAACGTGATCAACATGATGCTTTATCTTTATCTTAAAGTTGTCCATTCCATAACCTCAGTAATTTAAAACTTCAGCAATCTAAAACGGAATACCAGAACATTTTCCCGATGATGTTCACTTGATTTTCATCTGCAATCTCATCTTCGTACTCATCACGGTTATAACTTCTGATAAGAATTTTTCCTTTCGGACGCCTGTACAGACATTTAAGGCGCTTCAACCCATCCTGTTCAATTGCATATACTTTTCCATCAATAATTCTCTTATTAGATACATCAATTGCTATTGCCGTACCATCTGGAATCACTGGTTCCATGCTATCTCCCTTTGCAGGGAAACAAATGATCGTGGAGCCATCAGTTTGTGCACCAATTCTTCTTAAGGTTGCTTTAGAAAATCTTAACTTAAAGCCGTTATAATCCACACCAATACACCTGCCATTACCACATGCTAATTCAATATCTTTTAAGAAAGGTACTTCTACTTCATCGCCATCTAATTGTGTATTGCTGTCCCATGGCGCAATGGTTGTCCATTCGTTCTCTGGTGGAATTTGGTTCACATCTTTTTTAGGAGTTTCACCAAACAAAAGCCAATTAACATCAACATCAAGGATAGATGCCAATGCTGTTAGCCTTGACTTTCTTGGTTCTGTGCTTGACTCCCATTGCTGTACAGATTGTGGAGTAACGCCAAGCATATCTGCCAGTTCAGCCTGAGTTATTTTTTTTGCAAGTCGAGCTTGCTTGATTCTTTCGTGCATCGTTTTCATACCTCAAATATACAAGCGAGGCTTTTATTTTCAAAGCAAGTAAAACTTTACTTTTTAAAGTATCTCTTGTATTTTGTTTTATAACTATTCGTGAAGAAGGAAAATTCATATGAGTGTACTGGAAACGACGATTAGAAAAGCTGGAGGTGTTCCAGCACTAGCCAGAATACTAAACGTCAGGGATCAAGCCATTCGGCAATGGATTAAAAAAGGGTATATACCTCCTGCAAGATACGCGCAAATTCATGAGCAGCTTGGTATCCCTTTGACTGAATTAATTAAAAACAAGTAATACCCTCGCTCTTTAACAAGTCCCGAATTCTCAGATTCTGGACGCACTGGAACGCTCTAGGCACTCTTGGAGCAACCAACCCAATATCTTTGGGTAGGTTAAAGCATAACTAGCCCACAATTATTGGGCAATTTACCCCTATCTCTATGACCATCATCTATCTCAGGACAGTTGATACTTTAGAGGTCGCGGAAAACTTTTACGTGACCATCCATCATCTATCTCATGATAGTTGATATTTTCGCTCGTTTATTAAACAAAATTAATCAAATTTCACTTTAGGACATTTTACGAATGGAACACGCAAGTTACAGCAAATTATTCAGAGACAAGGAAAGTGAACTGATCAACAAACTCGTTCTAAAAGGCTCGCGGAATGTAGCCCGAATAATTGGCGTCCATGAATCACAAATCACCCGCTGGCAGCGTCCTCAGAAAATCGATGACATGAGCTTCATTGAGAAAATGGCCCGCTTTCTGATCGCTATTGAATATGACTCGCCAGACACAAACGTGGTGATAAACAGGGAGGATGCAGAGAAGTTGATAGCAGCACTGGAATATATCCGATACCCCAAAAGAAAAACCCCAACTGTTGTAGCAGTTGAGGCTTCTGAAATGCAACTTGAGATGTCGATTTAACGACTGAGGGGCAGTATGCAAGTCCCCCTCAAAACAACATTTCACAGAGGTAATTATACATGAAAAATGAATTTAATGATAGGGAGGTCGCATTATGAATACAGCGGAGGTTTATCAATTCCCTGTCCGGCAGGAGATATACAAAGTGGCCGATGTTGATAATGGATTCACTCGGCTGGCTAATGAACTACTTGAAGCAATTATGTTGGCTGGATTATCGCAGCATCAATTATTGGTGTTTATGGCAGTTTCCAGAAAAACGTATGGCTATAACAAAAGTATGGATTGGATTAGCAATGAACAAATGTCCAAATTAACAGGGATATTACCTCATAAGTGTTCAGCGGCTAAGAGTGAGTTGGTTAAACGGAATATTCTAATAACTAATGGAAGGCAGGTAGGAATTAATAAAAACATCTCTGAATGGGAGGATAAAAATAAAGTTTACCCGAAAAAGGTAAATTTACCCGAATCAGGTAAGGAATGTTTACCCGAAAAAGGTAAAAGCGATTACCCGAATCAGGTAAACACAAAAGACAATATTACAAAAGACAAGAAAGACAATAATACCCCTATATCCCCTTTGCCTAAAAAAAGTCCCAAACCTAAATTCGACGTCAATCAGGTTCAATTACCTGAATGGTTAGATCCTGATGTATGGAAAAATTGGTTGGAATATCGCTCGGCAATCAGAAAACCAATTAAAACATTCCAAACGTTTAACGGACAAATAAACCTCCTGAAGGAGTGTCATGACGCAGGCTATAGTCCGTCTGAGGTTATTAATCCCAGCATTGCCAATGGTTGGACAGGATTATTCCGGCCTAAACATTCACCCAAAACACGATCAATCAATCGCATTGCTCAGCCAGTACGTACAGAGCAATTCATTTCGGAGGATTTCTAATGAGCGTGACAGAGACACTGGCTCGATTTCGCCGGATGATGCCTGAGCATATCCGGCCTAAATTCGCGAACGCTGAGGAACTGATGGCATGGCAACGTGAACAGGGCGAGATTGACTCAAAGCGCATTGCCGAAGAAAACCGAGTTAACCGACTGAATAGGATTATGGGGCGTTCTGGTATCAGCCCGTTACACCAGAATTGCACGTTTGATAACTACGTCGCTACTACCCCTGAACAGCAACAGGCGCTGGCAAAATCGCGTCGGTATGCTGAGAGTTTTGGTAACTCATTCGGCGGATTTATTTTCAGTGGTAACCCCGGTACGGGGAAAAATCACCTCGCGGCAGCCATTGGCAATCACATCATCCAGAATGGTAACAGCATCCTGATAGCTACTCTGCCTGATTTGATGATGCGAGTACGGGAGACCTACCAAAAAGACACGAAAATCAGTGAGTCAGCCTTGGTTGATGATTTATGTGCTGTCGATTTGCTGGTGCTCGATGATGTCGGTGTACAGCGCAATAACCTGAATGAGGATTTAATCATTTTTCAGGTGGTGGATCGGCGTCTGGCAAACAAAAAACCTGTTGGTGTGTTAACAAATTTAGATATTGAGCAACTGACCACCGTTTTAGGTGAGCGGGTTATTGATCGTCTCAGAATGGGCACACCCACCGTCATTAATTTCAATTGGCAAAGTTACCGCCGTAAAGTTAAATAAATCCCACCATAAGGACTTTTGAAATGAGACTATCTGAATTACAACAACAAATTCACCAACAAAATGTTGAAGCAGGCTGGTGGGATAACCCACGTGAGAAAGGCACATTACTGTGTTTAATTCACTCAGAAATCAGCGAGGCAATGGAGGGAGAGCGTAAAAATTTGATGGATGATCATCTCATTCATCGCCGCATGGCTGAGGTCGAATTGGCCGATGCAGTGATTCGAATTTTAGATTATGCAGAGGCATTTGGTTATGACATCGAGGGCGCGATTGCTGAAAAACTCGAATACAACAGGCATCGGGCAGACCATAAACGAGAGAATCGCGCCAAGACTGGCGGTAAGGCATTTTGAGATGAGATATTACAAACAATATCCTGTGATGCTGGAGCATTATTTAGATAATCCGACGTGGGCTGTAATAGCTGGGTATGACTACACGTTTGGTGATGTGATTTGTTTTCAACTGAATAGATTCTTAGCAACAATAAAATACGTATTCAGCAGAGATGCCTTGGATGATTTTTTGGATTATGAAATCAGGGAACTACCTGACATTCATCGGCTTTTGGACAGCACTCATGCTGATTATGGGGATAGCGTTAGGGGGATAGGATGAAGCAAAAAACCTACCGTAGTAAAAAATGGTTGACCGCAGTCGGTCAGATTGAATGCTGTGTCCGGTGTGGTAAATATGGTATTCAGGTCGCACACCGGAACGAAGGGAAAGGCATGGGACTAAAGGTTGATGACAGCCTGACAGCGGCCCTATGTCCTGAATGTCACCATGCTATCGATAATGGACTGGACATGAGCAGGGATGAGCGCAGGCATGAGATGGACAGGTCGATTGTGCTGACTATCAAGGAACTGACACGGAGGGGATTAGTTGGCGCACTATGAAAACCTACAATCTAAAATTGCCGTGGCCGCCATCGAATAACACCTACTGGCGACATACCGCACGCTGCCATTACATATCAGAAAAAGGCACAAAATACCGACAGAAAATCATAGAACTCATCAAGCAGCAAAATCTCAACATCAACACCACAGCCCGCATCAAAATCTCAATTACAGCCAATCCCCCAGACAGACGACAGAGAGATCTCGATAACCTGCCCAAAGCAGTTTTCGATTCGCTGACTCATGCCAGTTTCTGGGCGGATGATAGCCAGATTGATGATATGCACATTATGCGCGGTGAACGGGTTGCAGGAGGCTGTTTGGATGTTCAGATATGGGAGCTGGAGTAATGACATTCACAGACCTACCCGCAGCCATTGATGAGGCTAGATGGATGAAAACCAAATCCGGTCATCATCGTTGCATCATACAACAACCCAATGGGGAAATGGTTATTAGGGAAGAGCGAAAATTAATTACAGACATTGTGATGTATTCAACGCGTCACGACAGGGTTCATACAGTATTGCCGGGGGTGAGATGAGGAATATTAACAGCTACAGGCATGTAGCCGACGCGCCAAGGAAATCATACCTAGGCAAGTCTCGCAGGTTAACGCCAGCACAAGAGCGATGGGTCAAAGCGATATTGTTACTATGGGCTGATGAGGTAGGTGGTTCAGCCTATTCTGGAGGATATGGAAGCGGCGGCGATGGCATCTGGCGATTCGTAAGCGGATGGTCAGGAGAGCAGCAAGATAAATTTATGGATGTGTTCGATGCCCTAAGAAAAGCAGGACACAAAGGGGATGAGCTGCTAAAAAAAGCTCACATGATTTTATTTCCCAAACAATCACTCAGCGACATGTTTCAACGCGCCAACGATGTAGATGAAGCTGATTTTGTAGAGAAAGCGATCCTGAAAGCCTTTAGCAAGTCCAACCCCGTATATGTTCTCGCTACTGACTATTATCTTCGCAGAAACACTGTGCAAACTCTCGCAAATTATATGCAGAGTGATATCGCGCCGTGGCTGACCATTAAGCAGTGCATTGATCGGGTGAAATGGTGCATTAGTTTATTTCATGCAAAAGTTTATATGGTGCTACAGGATGAAATGGCTAAGGAGCGCATAAAAAAAGGAATAGAAGTAAAAAATATTTCTGAAATAACTTGA